GAGGTGTCTTTCTCTTTGATCTGATCAATACGTTTTTTAAGTTGATCGACGAAATACTGGGATGTTGATTGCCCATTGCCGTCTTCATTAAAATCCGCAAACTCAGATATCATAGATTGTGAAATCCACTTTGTCTTAATGTCTTGTTGTTTCTTTTCTTTGGCAATACGACGTAGGAATGCAAACCATGCAATCTGTGTGAAATATGCAAATGCGTTTGGTTTACCTGTACGTGTTGCCGCTTCGATGTTGTAGTTCTCGATTGCCTTTAGACAATTCTCAACTGCATCCATAACCATTTCTTCTCGGTACGTATACCGTATGAAGTTAGATTTATGGGATAATCCTTCTGCAATCTTTAGGAAGCAAGACGCGATGTAATCCGTTACCACTGGTAGTGGATCATCTGTTTCTTTTGCTTCGATTATAGTTTTGCAGTATTCTACGACTGCTTGTGAGAAATCCGAATTCTTAACATAATGCGGCTTCTCTTTTGGTTTTAATTTCATAATATACTCCTAGTATATGTTAGTGTTATTATAATACACTTCTAAGGAAAAGTAAAGGGGGTAAAATAAATATTTTAAAGGGGTTGACTCTTGAACGAATCTCTTGTATAATAAATTAAGTCATTTTGGAGCAGCTCAGTGTAACTTATCTTTATTTACATCACGAGGAAAACGAATCAGATTATCCAAATCGGAGTCCCCTTCTGGCGATCTTGACGCAATATAATCATCTGTTTCCATTTTTATTGTTCTAAAGTTATGTATATATGTATGGAAGTAATCAAGTACACCCCGAGCAGGATTTGTTATACAGAGTACATTTGCTGTATTCAATACCAATTCTTGATCCGCGTCTTGATGCAACATGAAAGGCCTGAATGTATACCAACGTATCTCACGCTTGCGATCTTCATCACATATAATACTAAGTGCATTTTTGATAATCATACACTCACTATTTTCATCATCATACACCTGTAAGACTTCACAGATGAGTTCTTCACCAGTCATAGTCTTTATTTGTTTAACATCTTTACTCATAATTTAACTTCATGTATTTTATATTTAAATTGTTCTTTAGCATAGATCTTTATTCTTTCTTCCGAATGGGTTAAAGTAAAGTTCCTTCTGGACTTCCAATGTAAATCGTCTGCAATGTCGTATAATGTTGCGTCACTATTATCATCACTCTTTCTCAAGCTTCTACCAATCGATTGCAAGACCCTTACCTGAGACTTAGAAGGACTAGCGAAAACAATATTATGAAGGTTACGGATGTTAATACCAGTAGAGAACGTTCCAAGACTAGCAACGATAATGGAATTCTTCTGTGTTTCCACAATCTGCCTAATGACTTCACGGTCACTTGCTTCGACTTGTCCTGATACATAAAATATTTTTCTTTCTTTAACAGCCCCATTTCTAATCAATTCAAATAGGGGTTTACCATGTTTCTCGACATACTGGAATAGAACTAATGTGTTGCCCTTGAGATCCAGTGCGAGGTTCTTTATTAACTTATTCCGACCTTCGTGTTTAACAATGAAATCTAATTCGTCGTGATATTCTCTTTTTCCAAACTCTTTACGTACACTTTCTGGATAGTTTAGTAGTAGTACATTTATATTTAGTTTAGCAAGAGTGTCATTATCCTGTAATTTCTTCGTTGTCGTTACATTATATATCTTCCCAAATAACCCCTGTAATACGAGTTCATGTGTCTGCGTACCGTCCAGTGTACCTGTTGTACCAAAACGATACTCTGCTTCTCTACACTTATTCATAATGGTAGTCAATGATTTAGATTTAAACCCGTGACACTCATCACCTATTATGCACCCGAATTTTTCAAACCATTTAGGTGGTAGCTTGTATATAGACTGCCATGTGGAAATTACAACCCCTTTGTCAGTTTCTTTATCTTTACCTGAGTAGATCTTATGGCAACCGTTCTCGACCAACATACCATAGTCTTCGAAATCGTTGTACATCTGTTGCACCAATCCAGTAGTCGGTACGATTATCAGTACCTTTTTACTTCCACGGCTATCGTTTAATATTCCTAAATAATACTTAATTAAGATATATATAATCAGAGACTTACCAGAACCAGTTGGTGATATCAAAATAGAACGTTTCTTACGCAGTCCTTCACAGATTGCATCAAACTGATAATCTCTTACTGCAATGGGTGATCCTCTCGACGTGATCTCTTCGTTCTTTATGAACTCCATGATCGCTTTGGGATTTATAGTATTAGTACCATCTGGTCTGCCATAGTGATTGTCGGGTTTGACAATGATAGGATAGTTACGAGGTTTTGCAAATCCTTCTAAGAAGGGAAACAAGCCGACAGGTAACTCGTTTGTTCGCACATCGAATAGGCGTATCTTACCATCCCAAACACGGTTCTTATAGGCGGGCATAAACTTGTAACCAGGAACAAAGAATGAGAAAAATTCACTCAATTCAGTTGCGATACCAGAGTCACACTCCACATGTAATACACTGTGGTTTAAATTTTTAACAATGAGTTCGTCCATGATTTCCATAAACTCCAATAATGAATGGGATACTCTTAAAGAGGTTGTCTTAGGTACTGCCGATCATATGAACTGGCCAAGTACCAAAGACTTTCGTTCAAAATGGAAAAATGCTCCTAGTGGTGCTGTTGCTAATACCATTATATATCAAACTAATAAAGCACTAGAAATCTTCGAACAAAAACTAATTGCAGAGGGTGTCAACGTACTTCGACCATATGAGATCAACTATCAAGAGAGAAATGGTTTCGGTTGTTACTCACCACGGGATAGCATCCTTATTATTGGTAACAAAGCAATATGTTCCCCTATGTATTTCAAAGATCGTATGATGGAACAGGAAGCAATACTTCCACATATATCCAGTAGAGCGTACATCACCTGGCCAGAAGATACTGAAGATATGTTCGACGCTGCCAATATAATGCGTTGTAACAATGACATTTTATATCTCATAAGTTCAACTGGCAACTTCGGTGGTGCAAGATGGTTACAAGACATATTAGGTCACGAGTATCGCGTCACAACCATTCCTAAGACCGTATACCACGGTAGTCATCTAGATTCCACTATTGTACCACTCCGAGAAGGATTGGTGATGTTAAACAGCGAAAGAGTCACCGAAGATACTATTCCAGAGTTTATGAAGAGTTGGGATAAACTATGGATAACTAAAGAAGACATCATTGATCTTCCTACTATCACGTCGTCGATATCTACTAAGTGGATGGCATTAAACCTATTAAGTATCAACCCTGAGTTGGTTATGTGTGATCCTGATCAGTACATTCTCCGCGAGAAGTTGAACAGGGTGGGTATAGAGAGTATAGGCGTCAAGTTACCACACGCAAGATATTTACTAGGGGCCCATCATTGTACAACATTAGATACGATTAGGGAATAAAAAACATATAAATAACACAATAAAGCAAGAGGATGAAAATGGCGATATTTAAAATAGAAGATAAATTCACTTCAAGTGATTCTACACAGTATAACAATGATTCTGATTTTATACAAAACATTGTTTTGAGTGGCCATACGTCATATGCGTCTTTAATGTCCGTTGCTGACTCAGATAATATATCAGTATTTGATGCATTAAAAGACTCTTGTGCTGCAGTATTACAGACTGCGGTTTACTCAGAGTTCGATCAATCTAACCAACATATTATGCGGTTAGTTAATTGGCCAGCAGATAGTGCAGGCGATCCTTCTTACTACAATGCGTATAGAGATACTATACAGCTGTTAAACGGTAATGGTGGTTTTAGAACTACAAAGTATGTTCGTAGAATGATTAGAATGGGCCTAGAACCTGATTCAGATGGAAATAACTGGGGCGCGTAATGGATGATCAACCAGAGGCCGATGGCCTGTGGACTGATACATGGATTACTGTAGACCAGTTTAAATCTTTAGTTACAGAAAAATATACTACACCCGAAACATTTATATCAAATATCATTCTAGATGGATATGCAAATCATTTAGAATTGATGGAAGATTTGGTTGATCCAAACGTATTCTCAAAATCGTATACAAAAGATATTGCCGTTATTCTTGATGGTGCAGAGTATTTTGGTTTCAAAACAAAAGACCAAACCATCAATAGAAAAATTATTTGGCCTAGTCGAGATTATCAACATCATTATCGCGGTAAAGTGTGGAAAAGTAAATTTAACGGATCGTTCAGAGCAATAAAGTATGCTAGGAAAAGTATATGGCATCCTATGCAAAGGATAACAGACGAGTTCGAACCCACAGACTTGACAGAAAAAGACGGCTATTGGTTTCACTCATATGGCCAGAAAGATTTTTTCTATAAGAAAAGTAAAACGTTAGTTATTAAGACCCAGCTTCAAACATCCGCCACCTGATCATATTACCAATCGTCTGGTGTCGCCAGTTTAAATTGTTTACTATCTCAGTAAGAGTCTCCGTAACAGTTTTCCATGCAATCACATTCTCTTCACTGTGTTGGATATCAGGATCGGCATCATAATACTTATTCATGTCACCTTTCATCACAAGTCTACCATCTAGTGGATCGTAATTCCAGCCCCTAGACTCTACTTCATCTTTATCCATCTTACCATTATAGTATAACCACTTGTCTCGCAACAAGGTTTTTTGATTCGCTTCAGCCCTGTTCTTTTGGATCTTTGCGTCTGCAAGTAATCCAAGA